GGAAGGAGTTTCGGTTGTGACAATGATGCTTGGGCGCTGGCGCTTAGAGCCGGCTGCGCTTGAACCACGCATGACAGTAGCCATACCGGAGAAGTTCAGCACACCGCTAGTAGCAGCTTGCAAGGTTGAGTTCAACATAGTGTAGCTAGTACGAGTCAACTCACCGTAGGTAGAGCTGTTGGTACCGTCGTCAACGATTTTACCAAGACCTTGGAATTCGTCACCAAGTCCGACTCCGTAGAGTTGGTCGCCAATGGTATCAACCATAGCGTTCTGTGCTTCTTCCAAAGTCAGCTTGACTAGGTCAAGGACTTCAGCGTCAGTCTTGTTGAGTGATGCTTCACCGCTGGCAACAGAAACGTTCTGATAGAACATCTTGTGCTCAAAGGTTTGGCGGACACGAGTGTCCTGCAAAGCTGTGTCGAAATCGCCGACACCGCTAAAAGAACCGCCTGTTTGAGGCTTAGCAAACTGTAGAGGGATGTGCAATTGACGTCCACTCCAGTTTTTGTTCTCACGCATAAACAAGCGTGATGTGAACACGTTTGAGTTAAGGATGCCATCGATAGACGCTGGTACATACTTTTCCTCAGTGATACTGGTAACTCTGTTTGAGAGTGCCATGTTAACTCCGTTCGTTAGTAATTAAAAAATCCGCCGAGTTGAGTCGGCGGACTTATGACGAAATCATAGCACACTTTGGTAAAAAAAGCAACGTATTCTGTCAGGCCTTTTTTAGCCAACCGGAAAGGCTCAAAACCGGTTGCGCTTAATATACTACAAAGAATTTAAAACGCTAGAGGGAATTTAAAACGTGTTCGTGCACGTCGTCCAGAGAAGTACCCTGCGGTGGTCCTTCGATGATCTTCGGTTTAGAGGCGACGCCGCCGGGGCCTTGGCCTTGGATCATGGCGCCACGGGTCTTCTTGTCGGCGACGGTCTTCTTGATCTCTTCTTGCTTATCGTCCTGGCTCTTACGGAACTGGTAAATTTCGTAGGCAGGGGCAAAGTCAATCACCCGGCCATTGCTAAGTTCTTTGTTCATAAGTTCAAAGACGCCGTCGATAGTCTCCTGGCGCAGGTCTTTTTCTTTCGGCAACTTGTCGTCGAGACTGGCAATATCCTCATCCCAGGCTTTCTTGATCTCATCGATCCGTCCCTGGCGGGCTTGCTTGTCGGCAGTCACCTTGGCTTCTTGGGCAAGGGCCTCTTCCTTGGCTTCCTTCTTCATCATCTCCTGAGTGAAGCGGGCAAACTCTTTATAGCTGGAGGGCTCGAAGTCCTCGGGTATCTCGTCGAGGGAATGGAACTCGTGGACCTTGCCGTCGTAGCTCTTAACCTTTACTGGTGGGAGCTGCGTCGGGGCCGAGCTTGTCGCCGCTTCACTTGGAGCAGGCGTACTCGGTTCAGCAACTTCGCCTGTTGGTTCGGGGTCAGATGCTTCAGGCTTTTCGTCAGTTGCGTCGTTGTCATCCCCGTCTTCATCAGTCTTTTCATCAGGGGTCTCATCGTCGGGCTTATCGTCCAAATCATCTGGTGTTTCCTCTGTTAACTCCCGATTGACGGCATCGTGTATTTCGTCGAGGTTACCTTCGACGGCATCGAGTACCTTGTCTTCTTCGGGCTTGACTTCGTCTGGTTTAATATCAGGCGTGTCATCTGTTGGCTTGGTCATACTAAGGCTCCCCATAAATTGTTGTTATGGGTGTCAGTATATCATAGGATGTAGGATTTGCGCTTGACCGCTTTCTTTACTGTCGGCATATCATCCTTGCCTGTAGAACGGTTGCTTTTATTCAGCTTAATATCGGGGTGTTCACCCTTAACTCGCAGCCGCAGGTTATTATCCTGGTTACTGCCCTGCAGAGCGTCGCCCCGAACGTTGCGGTTGCGCTGCGGGTTGCGGGTACGCATGGCTTCCTGGGTGAGCGCCACGTCATTGACGTTGGTGTTCTGTATGGTCCGGCCGTGGCCAGCACGTCGGTTGGGGTCCGGTTCGGAGTTACCGACTTTCAGCCGGCTCTTAACAGCTTCCTGGCGGACTTCCAGATTCTTATAAGTTCCCATTAAAATGTCTCCTTCTTAGCTTTAGCATCTTGCTTGGCCATGTTCTGATCGGCCTTCTGACTCAGGGCGTCGGCTTCGGCCGGCACATCAGTTTGCGGTTGGCCGCCCATGACCTGGGCCTCAACCTCGGCTTGCTTGACGGCAGCCTGGTTGGTCGAGTCCATATCTTCTTGAGTTGGCGCCTGGGTCTGGAACTTCGCCATCTGCAGGGCAGCGGTTTCAGAAGCCATCTTCAGGTGCTCGATAAACATATTCTTGACCATGTCAGGGCGGGATTCAAACTGGCCGGTGAGCATGTACTCGTTCATGGTCTTCAGGTAGGTTGGGTTGATTTCATCACGCATCTTCGGCATCTGGCCACGGATCAGGATCTGTATATCCATGAAAGCTTCACCCGAGAAATCGTCGTCTTTGGTCTTGCCGAGGTAGGCGATCGGGTCAACCTTGTAGAGCATAAAGCGCTCGAGCATCTTGGCAGGGGAGGGCAGGTCACCACCGCCTAAGACTTCGTAGATGGTCAGCGGATCGACGAGGCCCTGCTGAGCTAATATAGAAACGTTTTCCATCTGCTTAGCCTTGTTGATTGGCTGCATTGAGCCGGCTTTGACCATGACGTCGATGCCGTCTTCGATCATATCCTGCTTCATTACTAGGTAGTTGAACTGGCCGTCTTCACCCACGAGTTTGAAGTAATGTTCCTCGGTGTAATAGACCTTCATCATCTGCACCAGGTAGCGGTAGTACAGCGTAGCAGAGCGCTCAAAGGCCCGGCTAATATCGTCAAGGCGGGTGTAGGATTGTTCACGCTGCATCTGGTCTTGGCCGAGGGTACGGTTGCCGGACTGCTCGCCCCTCGTTACGTCGTGGGTAGCAAAGATGTTGTCGATTTCCTTGCGGGCATCGTACTTATCTTCCATAACGTAGGAGGGGAGGGGTGGTGGGGCGACCCGGGTAAACGCATCACGGACGTTGCCGTTGACACCGACCCGCTCGTCCGGTGATCCGGTCAGCTTGGCGACGTCTTCCTTGCTAATCATAGCCGTGTTAAAGACAATGCCCGATCCGGCTTGCTCGGCGTTCTCCATAATCTGGAAGCCACGGCGGTCGAGTATCTTCTGGAGCGGTGCGGCCTGTTCGACCATGCTGGTAAGATCGATGTATGACGTGCCGTCGTTCAAATAGTTGACGGGGATAAACGGCGGGGCCGGGCGGTCCAGGAAGTTACCGGTAAAGCCAGCTTCGTCTTCGTAGTTCCAGTTGGGGTTGCGGATTTTACCCAGGACATACTGGAAGTTCTCATCAACCCAGGCCACGCCGGAGTGATATTCGCCCTTCTTCACATAATAAAACCAGACCTCGTATATCTTTTTCTTCTTGGCCATTTGAGACTTCTGGGCAACCAAGTCACCCTTGCCGTCACGGCGCTGCACGCCGCCCATTTCCAGGATAGCTTGCTCGTTGTCGGGGAACATAGCCACTAAATCTTCGAGGGTTTTCTCGCCGATACGCTGGGCAATGAACTTGGGAATCTCACCGAGCTTGGCGTCCTTATCGACGATTATATCCTCTGGCGCCACGTTCTCTGTGACGATCTCGCCGAGCTTGCCGACGGTTGGGTCAAAGCGTAGCTTGATGTACCCGATACGTTTCAGTAGTAAATTTCGACCTGAAATGCGGAATACATCAAGCACGCCGTACTTATCGGAGTATGCATACAGTGACTTCGAGAGGTCCTTTGCTATACGCTCCGATACCAAGGTGTCCTGGGCCGGCATACAGTCAACGGTGGGAATCCGGCTATTAACGATAGAAATGATAGTCTCAACAGAAGTGAAGATGCGGTTGTCCTGGTAGAGGTATTCCTCTTGGTAGTCAAAGACATCCTTGCCCTTATAGTGGTTGGGCAACCACAGGTTCATGTTGTCCTCACGGACTTTTTTCAGGTTGCGTTCGTTGTCCCAGTAGGACTCCGACTCGGTCAGGGGTTTCTGAATAAGCGCCAGTAAGTCACTGTCGGGTAAGTCTAAGTCAAAGATTGAGCCTTCGTCCATAATCTACTTTCATAGTTACAGCCGAAGAGCGTTTGCTCACAGTATACCATACCGTGAGGTTGCTATCTACCCCTGTTGTATCTGGCTAGAAAAGGAGTCTATAATCCTGCCGGCAGAGCTTGCAGCGGATATTAATGGCGACCTCAAAGGCTTGCAAGGGCATCGGCGTGGATATAATCTTATCGATCCCGGCCCGGATGTCGGCAATGGTGCGGCCATCCCATAAACACTTGAGCTCGGCCAGCTCAACCGTGTCATCTGAGGTTAGGTAAATGCTGACTGGCGGTGCGCCCAAACGGACTTTATACGGTTTCTCGTACATCATTGAATCCTCCTTCTCTTATTTTTCATTAACGATCGTTCTACCAAAGTGTCCATATTACCGAGCACATCGGCTGCCCGGACCTTGCCGTCTTTCAGGCTAATGCCGCCGTATTTGCTCATCATCGGCCTGACGCCACCGGCAGATTTGGGTCCCATACTAAATGATTGGGCGACCCGGAAGTAGGCTAAAGCGTGCGCCCAGTGATCCGGCCGGTTCTCCTTCGTCAGCCATTTGGCCTTGGGAATCCCTCTGGTATCGGGCTCGACGACTCTATACATTTGCTCGACGTGGTAGATCAGGTCATCGAGGTCGCCAGGATGCTGGAAGAACTGCAGCTTGCCGGAGGTTATATCTGCTGAAAGCAGATCGAATAATTTTGTCCGGTCGGACTGGATGACGCCGGAGTCGTTGCCCTCTTTTTTCTTCGATACTTCCATAGAAGTGGAGTTATCTGCTGAGTAATAATGGACAAACACCCGGCCGGGGTACTTCTTAGAGAGAGCTTCGGGTACGGTAAAGTCAGGCAAAGCGTCGATCACGCAGGTGGCGTTATACATGGTGATCAGGCGTTCAATATCGGCCCAGTCCTTGGTCTTTCCGTAGGCGAATACGCCGGACGGATTGCCCATTACCCAGTGTTTTTCCTTACCCGAGTCGCAGCCGATCATCACATCGGTCTTATCAGCTAGAGCGGGGAAGTTGGCCCGCATAATAGCGTCCCTATTAAGCAGGAACTCGGAGGCTTGGTAAGGCAACCCGAGCACGAAGTTGTGGAAAACCTCTATATTCATCTGAGCTTCCTGCTGCAGAATCTTCTTGGCAGATACCCAGGGAATCATTAATTGAGAGAGCCAATAGCCCCGTCTGCCGCCACTCTCCGGTCCCTTGCTTGGGTACTTAGCAATCCAAAAGCCGTTCTGCCGGTCGGCATCGACCAGCTCCCGATCACATTTACCACACCGAAAAATTTTATTTTCCCGGTCAATATAGTGATTGCGCTCCGGCGATTGCTCCATATCCATCCATAAAGCGTGGTTGCACCGGTGGCACCTGACGAACCAGTGCATCTGATCCGAATCCTGATAAAGCTCATGCACCCCGAAGCCGGGTACGGATGGGTTAGAAAAGCGCCAAAACCAGCCGTAATCGGACGCCTGTAAGCGGGACTGGTAGACGGTTAGGACGCCCTGGTCGGAGCGGTCGTACTCATCGGCTACAATTAAGTCGGCTGTGGTGGAGATGGCCTCGCCCTCATGGAACGAACCTCGAAAGTAAATGAACCGGTCACCAACCTTCTTGAGGGATGTGGAATCGGAGCCCTTCATCATGTCTCTAATGACCTTGTTGCGCTCGATCATCGGGTTGACCTTCGGCGTTACGAAGTCGTTTACCACGTTCCTGGTAGGCAGAACGTAGATGATATTGAGCTTCAAGAAATAGGCGGCATGGATGCTTTTAAGGATGGCTGCAACCGACCAGCCCACCTGGGCGCTCTTCATAATCACCTGGTCCGGTGAGCTGTCGGCGTAGGGCTGCAGCATGAAGCGGTGTTTGGTAAATTCAAAGGGCTTTTGGTTCTCATTAATGAACTCGTTATCAAGGACCCAGGCGGCTGGATTGAGCATGTGTACCCTGGCTCTAAGGGCTTCTTTGTCGTTTGGGTCCATGAATAAATTTTTCTAATTTTTAGAAAGTAGGCTCCTGTTGGCGCAAGGATAACCGTTTTTCTTTTATTTGTCTAGGAGAATCTCTTTCGCTAGTCATGCCTCGCCTCTTAGTTCACCACGGTCAAACATGATGCCGAAGCGTTGTCCATTTACATCTACCCAGGTATCGAACGCATCTTGCAGTAGGTCATCTCTTGCGATTGTTGTAACTGTGGCAACTCTGGCTTTGTATGCTTCCTTACGTTCTCTCTCAATAAGTGCAGATAGGGCGGTGAGCATCCCAGGGCGGAGTGTTACGTAATCATCAGGGTGTGGGCTATTGCCTATCTCGAAGGCGTCATCAAGAATTTTCTCTAGCTGTTCAGTTGTTGTCATGACTTAACTCTCTCAGCATAATATGGAATGGGGTCGGTAGTTATGGATATGGTGGTGCCACGCCTGATGATGTGAGCGTAGATTGTGATTGTTTTACTCATCCTATTCCCTCTCTTTGGTATTAGTATCATTGTCTCTCCTATTGTTTAATGCTTACTTGCAGCCGAGTTTGCAGAAGCCCCGGACCATGTCGTGTTTACACATGCTCAGGGCAGGGCGCTTGAAGGTCAGGTCTCTGAGTACAGGCTCTGGCTTTGGTGCTGGGGTCTCTTCGACCATGGCCTTGGCCCGGGCTACGGCCACTTGCTGTACGGCTTTGGGGGATTGCTTGGGGGTTTGCTTCGACTTGAGCACCTTTACACGTTCGCCCTCGATCTCTTGCTTAATGTGTAGATATAGGCGGATCAGGGCGGTAAGGGTTATGCCTTTATCAATGGCTTCGATCTTTAGGCGTTTGATTTCTTCTTCTTCTAGGTAGACTTGTATAGGTTTCATGATTTCATGATAACATGATTTCATTTATTGTATATATAATATTTTATTTTAAATGATTTCATGAATTCATGGGACTCCATATAGGGACCCTAGTGGATCGTTGGTGGTCGATGGCACCGCTGTCCTTTGGTCGGGGGGTGGGGGTGGGGGGTGCATAGTTCGAGCGTACAACCGGGGTATATAGGTAAAGAAAGAAAGGAATATAACTATATATAATGCGTATGAGCTACACACAGCCCGGCCAGTGCATGGTAGTGTGCATGTATATACAATAGGTGTGTGTATATACAAAGGGTGTATATACAGTGGGTCGTACAATGTATCTTGTACGACGTCCATTAACAGGGGTCAGGCCATGTATGAGTGCATGACCACGCTATATATGGGGGGTCTATTGTTCAATGTCCACTCGCCGGGTCTGCTCCATGAGCATCTCCAACGTATTGTCCACCAAGGTCTTAGCCTCTACTCCATTGGGGTCAATGTTGTTTTGCTGTATGAACGTGTTATACGTTGTGCCAGATTGTTTCACCTCTGGTGCATATCCCTTAACCCGTATAGCTGATTCCATGTATTTATGTCTCATTCCAAGATCATCAACCTCGATCATATAAGTAGACTTGTCCGGGTTCTTCATCACTATCTTACTCTTAGCATTTAGCCCGGCATTTAATAGACTAGCTATCTTGTCATCTGTTACGCCGGCTTCTATGAGTGCTTGCTGTATACCTTTGGAGTGTAATACAACCTTGGGGTGTTTAGTTTGCCCG